AAAAAATCCAATGCAAGTCATTGCTGTGCCACCACGTTCTGCCACTGATCCTGGTGGTGTTGGTTTTGCACCATATCTTGCTTTTGTAGAAGAGTTTGACAAAGGTATCAATTTCAAGAATGCTGATATTTTGACAATCAATATACCCGTTGCTGATTTACTAGCACAATATAGAAAAATGTTTAGTCGCATTGAAATTGCACCACCTGGTCTTGTGATTTAATGAGTAAATATTATACGAATGTTTGCGTCCACGGCAATCACATACTTTTTCGTGGAGTGAACAACGGTCGGAGAGTTAAGACAAAAGTCAAATACTCTCCGACTTTATTTTTGCAGTCTAATAAACAAACCCAATGGCGTTCATTGTTCAATGAGCCATTGGAACCTATGACTTTTGATACTATTCGGGAGGCACGTGATTTTGTCAAACGTTACGAAGATGTTTCAAACTTTAAAATCTACGGCAATACACGCTATGAATACGCATTCATTGCTGACAATTTTAGAGGCATTGTTGATTGGGATATTTCTCATCTCTCTGTCGTTTTCATAGACATTGAGGTTGGTTCTGAAAACGGATTTCCTGATCCATATAGGGCTACTGAGCCTATTACAGCAATCGCCGTTCATCAATTGAATGGTGGTACTACCGTTTATGGTTGTGGTGATTATGAGGTAAAAGGTGATGAAACATACACTAAGTGTGAAGATGAAATTGATTTGTGTGAACGGTTTATTGCTGACTGGTCAAGCAATTGGCCTGACGTTGTTACTGGTTGGAATATCAAGTTTTTTGATATACCTTACCTTGTCAATCGCTTTTCACGTTTATTTGGGGACGATGTAGTAAACAAGTTATCACCTTGGTCGGTGTATTCTGAAAGAAAGACCGTATTCAAAGGTAAAGAACAAACTGTCTATGATCTTGTGGGTATTTCTGTTCTTGATTATCTTGAACTGTACCAATGGTATGCGCCTGGTGGTAAAAACGCCGAGAACTATCGTCTTGATACGATTGCCAGTGTAGAACTTGGTGAAAGCAAATTGTCTTATGATGAGTATGATAATTTACATCAACTCTATAAACTTGACCATCAAAAGTTCATTGAGTATAACATCAAAGATGTGCATTTGATTCTGAAACTCGAAGACAAACTGAAACTTGTCGAACTTGCACTCACTCTGGCATACGACACAAAGTGTAACTATGATGATGTGTTTGCACAAACTAGAATGTGGGATGCACTGATTTATAACTATCTACTTGATAAGAAGATTGTTGTGCCACCACGCCGTATTGCAAAGAAGAGTGAAGCCTTTGAAGGTGCTTATGTCAAAGAACCTCAAATTGGTTTGCATAATTGGGTTGCATCATTCGACTTGAACAGTCTATATCCACACTTAATCATGCAATACAATATCTCACCAGAAACATTGGTTGAGAAAGATGATTACACAGATGACATGCGCCGTGTTTCAACACAAGCATCGGTAGAAAGTTTACTCGACAAAAAACTTGATACAAGTGTGTTGAAAGATGTGACAGTTACGCCAAATGGTCAATTCTTTCGTACAGATAAACAAGGTTTTCTACCAGCAATGATGATTGAGATGTATGAAGACCGCAAAAAGTTTAAGAAGTTGATGTTGAAAGAACAGCAAGACTATGAAAATGAAAAAGATAAAGGTAGAAAAGAAGAAATTGAAAAGTTAATTGCAAGATATAACAACCTACAACTTGCAAAAAAAGTTTCTCTAAACTCAGCTTATGGTGCAATGGGTTCTCAGTATTTTAGATTTTATGATTTGCGCCAAGCACTTGCCGTTACACAAGCAGGTCAATTATCAATCCGTTGGATTGAAAACAAACTCAACGATTACTTGAATAAAATTCTAAAATCTAATACTGACTATGTTATTGCTTCGGATACAGATTCAATCTATCTTAATCTTGGTCCACTGGTTGACTCTGTGTATAAAGAAAAACCAGAAACTCAGAAAGTTATCTCCTTCATGGACAAAATCTGTGAAGAGAAAATTCAACCATATATTGATAAGAGTTATCAGGAACTTGCTGAGTATGTTCATGCGTTCGACCAAAAGATGCAAATGAAACGTGAAGGCTTGTCTGATAAAGGTATATGGACTGCAAAGAAACGTTATATTCTAAATGTGTACAACAACGAAGGTGTTCAGTATGCAAAACCAAAAATCAAGGTCATGGGTCTTGAAATGGTCAAGTCATCTACACCTACCGCTGTACGTGCCAAGATGTACCAATTGGTTGATTTGGTTGTAAACACCGACGAAAAAACGGTACAACAGTTCGTTGCCGATTTCAAAGAAGAGTTTCGCAAGTTACCCGTTGAAGATATTTCTTTTCCACGTGGCTGTAATGGCTTGAAAGAATATGCGGATTCTGTTACAATATACAAGAAAGGTACACCTATTCATGTGAAAGGTGCGATACTGTATAATCATTTCCTTAAACAGCATAATCTGATGACTAAGTATCCTTTGATACAAGAAGGTGAAAAGTTGAAATTTACCTATCTCAAAACACCAAATCCTTTTAGAGATATGGTTGTTTCGTTTCCAACGAGATTACCAAGAGAGTTTGAGTTACAGGAATATATTGATTATGAAACTCAGTTTGAGAAAACTTTTCTTGAGCCAATTAAATTGATACTTGACTGTATCGGTTGGAAAACTGAAAGACAGAATACGCTTGAGAGTTTCTTTTCATGAAAAATATTCGTATAATCAGAACAGGCATTAATGTTTCTAAAATATTGAAACAGTTGCAGCAGTACCCAGAAGATTGGGGCAACCAAAAGAAAGTAAAAGGTATTGAACAGCTTGACCATGAGAAGTATATTGTTACAACCGATGTACTTCAATTGGTCATGGCTGGTCTAGAAAGAGAAGATCAGTTTGTTGGTGATAGTGAAATGTGCATTCAGACACCAGCATACAAACACCACACAGAGATCATAAGTTTTATCAAAAGGCATTTCAAAAAGTTTTGTCGTTGTGGCTTTTTGAAATTAGGCGTTGGTCAAACAGTCGGTAGACACATCGATGAAGGAACTTATTATCTGACAAAAGATCGTTATCATCTATCAATACAAGGTAGATATGAATATTTTGTTGGTGATGAATCAGTTATTGTTGAACCTGGAACTTTACTTTGGTTTAATAACAAAGAACTACACGGAACCTTGAATGTCGGTGACGTTGATAGAATAACATTTGTTTTTGATGTACCACATTCTAAAAACAATCCATGATACATGTAATATTACCATTTTTAACTGCACTTGCTTTATCGGGTATTGCCGCATACTACTCGGTAATTGGTCTTGCACAGATATTTCCTGGCTCGTACTGGCCAATCATCATCATGGGTTCTGTACTTGAAGCAGCAAAACTGGTAACTGTATCGTGGGTATACAATCATTGGAAAACAACATTCTCTGCACTCAAACTATATTTTCTCATTGCTGTGGTTCTTTTGATGGGAATTACTTCAATGGGAATTTTTGGCTATCTTTCAAAAGCACACATTGAACATTCATCAACTATTGCGCCACAAGTTGCAAAGGTGGAAATTTATGATAAAAAGATTGAAGCACTTCAAGCGACCATTGAGAGGAATGACAAAAACCTTAAACAGTATGATGAGTCTGTCGATCAAGTTATGGGCAGATCGAAAGATGAAAGGGGTGCCGAGAGGGCATCACAGATACGCAAAGCCCAACAGAAAGACCGTGAGAGAATCGCTTCAGAGAATGCAAGGATTCAAAAAGAGATACAGAAACTTACAGAAGAAAAGTTACCTTTATCCTTGGAAGTTAAGAAGGCTGAATCAGACTTGGGACCTATCAAGTACGTTGCCGAGGTAGTATATGGTACACAAGATCGTGACTTGATCGACAAAGCAGTTCGGCTGGTAATCTTCATCATTATTATTGTGTTCGACCCACTTGCTGTGTTATTATTGATAGCATCAAATCAAACATATCGTAGAATCAAAGAAGAAAAAGATGAACCTGAAACAATTAAAAAGGTTGTAAAGAAGAAAAAACTTGACAGCACACCGTCACGCACGTTAGAATCATTTTTTGTAGATGATAAGCACACGGTAATACCAAAAGACAAAATTGCAGATATTGGAGATATGAATGAGCGTACTTGATAAACTAAAGAAAGCATCGACAATCAAAGAAACATCGATACTTTCTAAATCGAAGTTCTTTACAGATAAAGATATGATTCAAACCGATGTGCCCATCATCAACGTTGCATTGTCGGGGAATCTAGATGGTGGTTTGACACCAGGTCTAACGATGTTTGCCGGTCCATCAAAACACTTTAAGACGGCATTTGCACTGTTAATGGCAAAATCATATATGAAGAAGTACGAAGATGCCGTTGTACTATTTTATGATTCAGAGTTCGGTACACCACAATCATACTTTGATGCATTTGGTATTGACACTGAACGTGTTCTTCACACACCAATTACTGATGTTGAACAATTGAAACATGATATCATGAATCAGTTGCAAAACATTGAAAAAGATGATAAAGTAATTATTGTTCTTGATTCGATTGGTAATTTGGCATCAAAGAAAGAAGTTGAAGATTCAATCGAAGGTAAGTCTGTTGCCGATATGAGTCGTGCAAAACAGATGAAGTCGTTGTTCCGTATGGTCACACCACATTTGACAATCAAAGATGTTCCAATGATTGTTGTTAATCACACATACAAAGAAATTGGTATGTTCCCGAAAGACATTGTTGGTGGTGGCACAGGTTCTTATTACTCAGCCGATACAATCTGGATTCTTGGTCGTCAGCAAGATAAAGATGGCACAGAAATTGTAGGATATAACTTTATTATCAACGTAGAAAAATCAAGATATGTCAGAGAAAAATCTAAAATACCTGTTACTGTATCCTTTGACGGTGGTATTAACAAGTGGTCTGGTTTATTGGATATTGCACTCGAAGGCAATTTCGTTACTAAGCCAAGCAATGGCTGGTACGCTAAAGTAGACCAAGATACAGGTGAAGTTCTTGAGAAGAAACGATTTGCTGATACACAAAATGAAGAATTCTGGAAAGATATTCTTGTAAATGAAAATTTCAAAGAATATGTAAGGAAGAAATATGAAATCACTTATAGCAGCATTCTTGGAGAAGATGCCGTTTTGGAAGAGGAAGATGAAGCCACAAATTAATGAAGATTTCACACTTCTTGATTCTGATGATGGATTCAAAACTGGTATTGGTATCTTAAAAGGTACCTACCAGGGAGTTCTTTATCACTATGGTAAGGTGAGAATTTCTGAAGAAGATGATCATGCAAAAATGACCTTTGCTTATACGATAATCTCTTCACCACAAATACCAATAGATGATTTAACACAAGACCCTGAGTTTCATACACTCATCGGTGACATATTAACTGAAATTTTAACCTCAAAGAATTATGAAGCGCCTAGAGACTACGATCCTGAAGAATTTGATATTTAATGAGGACTATGCAAGAAAAATCATTCCTTTTTTAAAGACCGAATACTTCACAGACTCAACAGAAAAAAATCTGTTTGAGGAAATTAACGAACACATAAATCAATTCAAACATCTTCCTACCTACGAATCGCTCATCATCAACTTCACAGAATCACGCCGACTAACCGAAGAGCAAGTCGGAAAAGCAGTTGAAATGATTCGTGAAATCAATGCAGACAAAAATGATCCTACGGATGTAGATTGGCTTACCCTGCAAACTGAAAAGTTTTGTCAAGATAAAGCAATTTACAATGCCATCATGAAGTCTGTTAAGATTCTTGATGATAGGAACAATAAAGAAGACAAAGGAATGATACCAAAGATGCTGTCTGATGCTCTTGGTGTGTCATTCGACAACTCTGTTGGTCATGATTACATTGATGATTCTGATAATCGATTTGATTTCTATCATCGACATGAAACAAAGATACCATTTGATCTTGACTTGTTTAACAAGATTACCAAAGGTGGTCTACCAAAGAAAACTTTGAACATTGCACTTGCTGGCACTGGTGTTGGTAAATCTTTGTTCATGTGTCACGTTGCTGGCTCTTGTTTAGCACAAGGCTTGAACGTTTTGTATATCACCATGGAAATGGCAGAAGAAAGAATTGCTGAACGTATTGATGCAAATCTACTGAACATTGATATTGCTGACCTGAACTCTATCAGTAAACAAGATTATGACCGCAAGTTCTCTGCATTGAAAGTCAAAACACATGGTAAACTTATCATCAAAGAGTATCCAACAGCAGCAGCCTCAGCACTACACTTCCGTGCTTTGTTAAATGAATTGCAACTCAAAAAGAGTTTCAAACCTGACATCATCTTTATTGACTATCTTAACATTTGTGCAAGTGCCAGGATCAAGCCTGGCGCTAACGTAAATAGTTATTCTTATATTAAGGCTATTGCGGAAGAACTTAGGGGTCTTGCGGTTGAGTTTGAAGTGCCGATAGTATCGGCTACACAAACGACCCGTTCTGGCTTCACCTCCAGCGATCCTGGTCTTGAGGACACCAGTGAGTCTTTTGGTCTACCAGCAACAGCCGATTTTATGTTTGCTTTGATAAGTACCGAAGAGTTGCAACAATTGAATCAGATACTAATTAAGCAACTAAAGAATCGATACAATGATCCAAACTATTTCAAAAGATTTGTCGTGGGTATTGACAGGGCTAAAATGAAACTGTATGATGTTGAACAGTCAGCACAAGAAGACCTTGTGGATTCTGGCCAAGTTGATGATAAACCATTGAACAGTTTTGGTGATCGTGAAAGAATGTCTGAGATGAAGAACAAGTTTGGAGGATTCAAAGTATGAGTTACGTGAGAACATACGACAATGTTTTACCACCAATACTTTGCCGAAATACAATAGATAAGTTTGAAAAAAATGTTGATCAACAAAAGAATGTCGTACTTGATGGTCACAGGTCATTTACAGAAATCAATCTAAATCAAAATTCAAATTTTTGGAAAAAAGAGATAGACTATCTTATGTCTACTTTACACAACTATGTTGAAGTTTATAAAAAGGATGTTGGTGTAGATGAAATGGCTTGGCCTCAAGAATACGGGTTCGAAGAATTGAGAATGAAGCGGTACTCACCTAATGATAAAGATGAAATACAGTTTCATGTAGACGTAGAGAACCACGATTCTGCTCGAAGATTCCTTGTGTTTTTTTGGTACCTAAATGATGTTCATGAAGGTGGTGAAACTATGTTTCAACTGAACAAAAATGTGCCACCTAAGGTCAAAGTTCAACCTAGAGAAGGTAAACTGCTCATATTCCCACCTTTGTGGACACACCCGCATATTGCCAGTCGGCCAGTAGACACCACCAAGTATATTATTGGTGGGTACTTACACTATCTGTGATAATATAAATACTCTAATAACCACTGAAAGGGTGTTTAATGAGTGCTGCTTCCGACAAGTTTGAAAATGATGTTGCCAAAAACATCAACAAAATACCAGGTATAAAAGCCCTGAGGCCAAAAGTTAGTACAGAATATTCTGATGTGTTGATGGAATATAAAAATTTCAAAGGGGATAATGGAATTTGGATTGAAGTGAAAATGTCTCACACAGATAATCTATCTAATCCACGGGTTTTCTATGAAAAGGGAAAGTGGCACACAACTTACAAAACTCCTGCTGCAAAACACACTGTAGAAATTTTGAACAAGTCGGCACAAGCAAAAAAGTTCATCAAAGACATTGCAAAATTTTCTGGAATTCCAGAGAAAATGATTAAGATACCTACCACAAAAAGTGGATTGAAAGAAGAAGGTGCTGTACCACTTAGTGTGATGAAAGCCTATTTTAATCAACCAAACATTAATCGCTACATTGCAAATGAAGAAAATTATAATTTAGGTGATGTTGTGACTGAGCATTATACGATTGGTAAAGCAAAGCCGGCATACTACATGCAAGCAGGTGATGATTTTTACATGATATCAAAAAAGAACCCACTGAAAATGAAAGGTATTCCTGTTTTAAGTGGTTTAGGTGATTTCAAGGTTCGTGTTGCAACACGTTCAGAATTTTATGAAGTACAGGCGGAAATTAAAATTAAAAAAATGCCTAACAGTAAATTTTCTGTGGCACCAGGCACGAAAAAACAAAACCCATTTCTAAGTATGACAGTATGAAATTCATGGAATATTTAAAAGAGAGTAAAGAAGGCAAGAATGTTCACCTAGAACATCTTGAAGATAACGTATTAAATGGTGGAGTATCAGGCGCACGTGAAGCAATAGATTTTCTGCGTTCTTTACGTAATATGCTTGCCGGTCACACAGGCACAAAAATGAATGTGACCACAAAATGGGATGGCGCACCTGCTATTTTTGCTGGTACGAATCCAGAAAACGGTAAATTTTTTGTCGGCACCAAATCAGTATTTGCAAAAAATGCAAAATTGAATTATACTGATAAAGATATTGATGAGAATCACCCCGGTGAAGGACTCAATCAAAAACTCAAACTTGCACTGGCATTTTTACCTAAGTTGGGTATCAAAGGTGTATTGCAGGGTGATATGATGTTCTCTAAAGGTGACATCAAAAAAGAAACAATTAGTGGTGAAGAATATATTATTTTTCAACCAAACACAATCGTGTATGCTGTGCCACTAAAATCTAAATTGGCACAGTCAATGCTTGCTGCACAAGTTGGTGTGGTGTTTCATACATCATACTCTGGTAAATCATTGGAGACAATGAAAGCATCATTCAACATTGATATTGGTCATCTAAAGACAACAAAAGATGTTTGGTTCCGTGATGCTTCATTTACCGATGCATCTGGCTCTGTTACATTTACTGAAGAAGAAACTGCTGCTATCACATCAATTCTTTCAAATGCTGGTCGTTTGTTCAACACAATACCCGCACTGACATTGAATCGTATTGCTGCATCGGATGTTTTTCTAACGCAAATTAAAACATTCAATAACACAAAAGTTCGTGAAGGTAAAAAGATTGCTGATACAAGAATTCATACACAAGAGTTGTTGAATTGGATTGAAGCAAGATTAAACAAAGAGATTCTTGCAGCCAAGAAAGAAGATACAAAACAAAAACGTATCAAAGAAAAAAATGAAGTCATGCGTTTCTATCGTTCAAATGCAATTCAATTGAAATTGATTTTTGATTTGATGAATCTGATTGTTGATGCCAAACTGATGATCATTCGTAAGTTAGAAACGATCAAGAGTATTGGCACATTTGTTCGCACGGACGATGGCTTCCGTATTACTGCACCAGAAGGATTCGTGGCAGTTGACCACTTAGGTAAAGCACTGAAGTTGGTAGATAGACTTGAGTTCAGCAGACAAAACTTTAACGCACAAAAGGCATGGGACAAATGAGTTACGACATTAATAAAATTTTAGCAGAGTATGGTGATGATGATTTTGGTTTCAGCACAGTTGATGAAGTTGAATATCAAGCAGTCATTGCGGAGAAAGATGAGACTGTTGAAGAGTATAAAGCAAGACTTCAGCAAGTAGAAAAGATCATCATGCCATTTCTGACAAATCTGTACAAGACAGCAAGTCAACCATATATTCATTGGCCAAATCGTGGACCAATTATTGAAAAGCAAATGCAAAAAGTATTGCAATTGACGAGGGGATAATGGTTACAATATCTGACACTGCCGTAAAGAAAATTAAATCTATCATTGCTGAAGAAGACCCTTCACTCAAACTACGTGTGTTTGTGCAGGGTGGTGGTTGTTCGGGTTTTCAATATGGCTTCTCAATAGAAGAATTGCCGGCAGCAGACGATGACTTTACATTTGAAAGAGATGGCATTGGAGTTGTTATAGATAGTATGAGTATGCAGTACATGAATGAAGCGGTGATTGATTATAAAGAAGATATGATGGGTGCTTCATTTACAATCAAAAATCCAAACGTGACCGCAACATGTGGTTGTGGTTCTTCATTCACGATATGAAAACATTTAAAGATTATCTAAAGGTAAACAAAGATAGCAGACAAGAGTTCGTGTCTAAGGCTGGTGGTGGTGAGTGGGGAAGACCTGAACTCACTGCTAAATATCTTGATGACACTCCTGGTCAAAGCACACAACAATATAAAAAGTTTACAGGAAGTTGGAAAGAAACTGACATAAAATAAATCATTGGAGATATTATGAAAGATTTGATAGTGGGGTGTTCGACCAATTATGACTGGTCGAAATTAAAATATTGGATTAATTCCATCAACGAATCAGGCTTTGAGGGTGATAAAGTTCTGATTCTCATGAACTGCGACAAAGATACCACACAAAAGGTAACAGACGCAGGCTTCTCAATCATTGCATTCAATCAAGACAAAGATGGCAATTTAACCTATCAGTCAAATCTGATGGTACATGTTGAACGATTCATTCACATTTACAAATTACTTAAAGATAATAACTATCGTTATGTGATTACTACTGACGTAAGAGATGTTATCTTTCAAAAGAATCCTGTTACATGGTTAGAAGAAAATCTTCCAGCAAGAGAAGATTTGGTATTTTCTTCTGAGAGCATGAAATACAAAGATGAGCCATGGGGTCGTGAGAACATCACACAATGTTATGGTCAAGGCATTTACGAAGATTTTAAGAACAACACGATCTTCAATGTTGGTGTTCTTGCTGGTCGTGGTTATGCAATGAGAGATTTAGCATTACAACTATTCTTAAACTGTATCAATAGACCAATACCAATTGTTGATCAAGCAGTATTCAATGTAATGATTTCGAGGCACCCATATATTGATTCGTCGATGTATACTGAGTCGGAATACGGTTGGGCATGTCAATTAGGTACAACTGCTGACCCAAGTAAGATTGATCAATTCAGACCACATCTTTTAGAACCATCACCTAAACTAGAAGGTGATAAGGTTGTAACTTCAACAGGAATAGAGTATACTATTGTACATCAATATGATCGTGTTCCAGAATGGCGTAAAGTGATTGAGGCAAAATATGACGACAAATAGAATTAAAGAATTATTTTGGGAATTAGAAAAGCCATCTACAAAATGGTCAGGTTACTTTGATGTTTATGAAAGACATCTGAAGAAATTTGTGGGTAAAGCGCCACGCATTTTAGAAATTGGTGTGCTTGGTGGTGGTTCAATTGAAATGTGGTTGAAATACTTCGGATCAGATACAACAGTTGTTGCTATTGACATCAATGAAGAGTGTTTGAAATATGAATACACTGGTGATGTTAAAGTTGTGATGGGTGATCAAAGTGACCCGGCATTTTGGGATGAATTTCTCAAAACACAAAACAAGTTTGATATTGTAATTGATGACGGTTCACATGTAATGAATCATCAAATCACTACACTCAATAAAGTTTTCCCACACATCAAAGAAGGTGGTGTATTCATTTGTGAGGATACACACACAAGTTATTGGCCACATCCGTGGGGTGGTGTATTTCGTGGTGCTGGTACATTCACTGAACACTGTAAACGTGTGACAGATATTGTGAATCAACAACACTTTCAAGGCTCACCAATTTCCGATGAAGCACTTGCAGTGTATCACAATCTATACTCCGTTTCATTCTATAACAGTATGGTTGTAATGGAGAAAGAACAACTCAAGCCATTTGGCATCACAGACAACAAAGCAAACGTAGGAAGAGAACTATGAAAATAGCACTATGCATCTCTGGTCAACCAAGAATGTGGGAAAAAGGCTTTGAGTATCACAATCTTAATATTATCAAAAACAATGATGTGACTGTATTTCTGCATTCGTGGGAAATGCCAGCAGAAGAAATGCAAAAAATTTCTGAGAAGTATAATGCAAAAAGTTTCATCACATCACCAAATCCCAACATCGATTTATCAAAGTATACTAACACACCGCCACCATCACCAAACTGGAAAGTCAAAGATGGTCGTATGTCAACATGGGCGCAGATGTTTGCAATCTATGAATGTATGCGTACAAAGCGTGAGTATGAAGAATATCACAACATGAAGTTTGACTGGGTTGTTCGTTCACGGTTTGACTTTGCAATCAACG